TCGTAAAGGTAATTGACCGTGATGCTGAAGAGGATGGTGTAAAATTCTGGCGTTTCAAACACAACTATAAGAACGAAGGTGTATTGGATAAGATTATTCCGATTTGGCGTGAAAAAGGTGATGTAACCGACCCAACGAAAGGACGAGACCTCATCATCACCCTCACAAAGTCCAAATCCCCAAATGGAAAAGAATATACCACAATTCAATCCATTATGCACGACGACCCATCTCCTTTGGCGACAGACAAGAAACAACAAGAAGAATGGCTCGCTGACGAATTGACTTGGGAGGATGTATACTCAAAGAAGCCTTATGAGTATCTTGAAGCAATCTCTCGTGGAGAGACCCCACGTTGGGACAATGCAACGGGTAAATATGTTTATGGTGAAGAAGGAACATCTGAGTTCGGTGGTGGAGGAACCACAGATGAAGAAAGTGACCTTGATCCTCAACACAACGAACTTCCCTCGGCGGAACTTCCATTCTAAAAATCACGGGGAGGTTTTCCTCCCCTTTTTTAACTTATAAAAATTATGGCAATCAAGAAAAAAGATTTTACTTCGGTAAAGAAGAAGTTTTCGACTTCGGCAAAATACAAACCACAAAAATACCTTGATTTGGGTCAAGAATTTTTGGATGCTACAGGTATGCCAGGACCGGCACTTGGTCACCTTAATATGTTCTTGGGTCACTCTGATACCGGTAAGACAACCGCACTTGTAAAATCAGCGGTCAATGCGCAACAAAAAAATATCCTACCTGTTTTTATTATTACAGAACAGAAATGGAGTTTTGATCACGCCAAAATTATGGGATTTCAGTGTGAAGAGGTTGTTGATGAAGAGACTGGTGAATTGGATTGGGATGGATTCTTCCTTTTCAAAAACGATTTTGATTATATTGAGCAAATTACTGATTATATCAATGAGGTATTGGATGCACAAGACAAGGGTGATATTGACTACGACCTTTTGTTCCTTTGGGACTCGGTTGGTTCTGTTCCCTGTAAAATGACGTTCGACGGTAAAGGAGGAAAACAACACAACGCATCGGTTCTTGCTGACAAGATTGGAATGGGTATCAACCAACGAATTTCAGGAAGCCGTAGATCAGACAGTAAATACACCAACACTTTGGTAATCGTCAATCAGCCTTGGGTTGAACTTCCCGATAATCCTTTTGGTCAACCGAAGATTATGGCAAAAGGAGGTAATGCAATATGGTTAAACTCATCGTTAGTTTTCTTGTTTGGAAATCAAAAAGGTGCGGGTACAACCAAAATTACAGCCACTAAAGATAAGAGAAGTGTTAAATTTGCATCAAGAACCAAAATTTCTGTTATGAAAAACCACATCAATGGATTAGGATATGATGATGGTAGGATTATTGTGACACCTCATGGGTTTTTACATGGTAAAGATAGTGCTGAGGAGAAAGAATCAATTGAGAAATACAAAAAAGAACATTCAGAATATTGGAAAGATATATTGGGGGTTGATGGGGAATTTGATTTAAAATATGATCGGGAAGAAGAATAAAAGTGAGAACTTTATTGGTCGATGGAAATAACCTCCTGAAAATCGGATTTCACGGGGCTAAGAACTTATACTCTCAAGATAAGAAAGTAGGAGGTATTTTCCATTTTCTGAATACACTTAGAAAACAACTTACGGAGTATAACTACGACAAAATTCTTGTATTTTGGGATGGTGAGTATAACTCTTTGGAAAGAAGAAAGATTCTTGCAGAATACAAAGCAAATAGAATCAAATCCGATGACTTTGACACAGAATCTTTTTACGAACAAAAGAACCGCATCCAACTTTATTTGGAAGAATTTTTTGTAAGACAAGTGGAACAATCTGAATGTGAATCTGACGACTTAATTGCTTTTTATACTCAAAATTCTGACAACGAACAAGTTACGATTTATTCGGGTGATAAAGATCTAACACAACTGATGAAAGAAAATGTGTGGATCTATAATCCGTTCAAGGGACTAATAAAGTATGGTGAAAAGATTCAGATAGTAAAAGATCTGTATGTTCCATCAGAAAATATGGCGGTCTTTAAGATTTTTTGTGGTGATAAGTCGGATAATATTAACGGAGTTTATTTTCTTGGTGAAAGAACTTTGGTTAAATTATTCCCCGACCTATTAACAAAAAAGATGGAAGTGGAAGAAGTATTGGACTTGGCTGAAAAACTTTTCGAAGAAAACAAAAACAACAAAACGTTACAAAACCTTTTGACTGGTAAAACAAAAGATGGTATATTTGAAAAAGAACTTTATGAAGTCAACAGAAAGTTAATTGATCTACGAAACCCACTTTTAACACAAGAAGCAAAAAATGAAATATTAAGTCTAATCAATGAGAGTTTAGACCCCGATGGTAGATCATACAAACAGGCGATGAAACTTATGAGAGAAGATGGTCTGTACAATTTTTTACCGAGAGGGGATAATGCGTGGGTTGATTTTATCACCCCTTTTATGAAGTTAACAAGAAAAGAAAAACAAACCTTTAAAAAACAAAAAAAATGAAAGAACAGGAGTTGAAAAAAATGGAATTGCTGATCACCCTCAACGACAACTTTGTGGTACAACGATTCTTTAATGTACGGGAGTATCAAGAAAACGCAGGACGATCTTTGAATCTCTATCACGAGTTGAATAATATCAAGAACATTATTCAAAATGATCTCAAGCGTAAGACCCTTGTGTATATGACCGATAATTATTTTCAGATCACCACCGATGAGTCCATTATGGAAACATCAAACACCGATGGACCAGAGAATTTTAACATTTATATCAAGGATGGAAATCGGACAATTTGTCACCTTCAGTTTGATGCGAAAGTTTACCCCCCAAAAGTTCGTTATACCGTTGATATACGACCACTTTTGAAAGGTGTTTTGCGTAACCTAACTGACATTTTTTCAGACGAAAATTTAACTTACTCTTACCTAGATTTAGAACTCGCTTAACTATATTTATAGAAAAATCAGGTAGTTTCATTCATGGCAAATCAGAAAAATTTCGGTTATTTAGGTAATAACTTCCAGCTTCAACTTCTCAATCAAATCATATTTGATAAGAAGTTTTCGGGGTCTATTATGGAGGTTATTGAACCCACGTACTTTGACAACAAGTATTACTCAATCATTGTCCAAATGGTAAAAGAGTACCACGCAAAGTACGAATCTATTCCGAACATTGCCACACTTGAACAACTAACTATCTCTGAAATTTCTCAAGAACAAGCCCGCAAGGTAATCATTGACACACTTGAAAATGTCAAGAACGCACCACAGGAGGGGCACGAGTTTGTACAAGACAAAGCTTTGAAGTTTTGTAAACAACAAGTTATGAAGAAGGTGCTTGAAAGAGCACAGAAAATCATCGATAAAGGTGATTTCGAGAATTATGATGCGTTGGAAGAAATGGTGAGAGAGGGGTTACAGGTTGGTAATATGGAACAAGACACAGCAGATGTGTTCAGTGATTTGGATGATGTTTTGGCGGAAGACTATAGACACCCAATTCCGATGGGAATTAATGGTCTTGATAATCTTCTGAGTGGGGGATTGGCGAAGGGTGAAATTGGTGTTATTCTCGCTCCGACGGGGGTGGGTAAAGCTTTACCGATTAGTGAACCGGTATTAACTCCTAAAGGATGGACCCCAATGGGTGATCTGAAGTTAGGAGATGAGGTTATTGGAAGTGATGGTAAACAACAGTATGTTATTGGTGTTTATCCACAAGGAACACGACCTATTTACAAGGTTGAATTTAGTGATCAAACGTTTGTGAATTGTGATGAAGAACATCTTTGGAGTGTCAATACTCTGAATATGAGAACATCTAAAACACGAAAAAACGGGAAAGGTGTTTATCGTCCTAACTTGGATTTCGTCACTATGAAAACTTCGGATATGATCAATTCAATTAAGAAAAGAGGTCGTTATAATTATAGACTTCCGATTGTTAAACCTGTTGAGTTTGAAAGTCAGGAAGTAAAAATTGATCCTTATCTGATGGGTGTGTTGTTAGGTGATGGTAGTATTACTGAAAGTGGTATTAACATCTCTACGAAGGATGAAGAAATTGTCAACTATGTGAATGGTTCTGAATATTTCGGATCTACAAGTCAATATCGTAGAAATGAGACCCAAGAAATCTATCGTGTACGACTGAAATCAACTATCAAAGAAAGGTTGGTAGAATACGGATTGTTTGGTACTAAATCAAACACCAAATTCATACCTGACGAGTATTTGTTCAATAGTTCGGATGTAAGATTATCCTTACTTCAAGGACTTATGGATACTGATGGTTACGTGTCCAAAAGTAATATCGCACAATTTAGTTCAGTATCAAAAGAACTCACAGATGGAGTTAGAGAATTGGTATTGTCTTTGGGTGGTACAGCACGAGTAAGTTCAAAGATTCCAACATACACTATCGATGGAGTAAAAAAACAAGGACAACTTGCTTATACTACAACAATTTCATTCTCAAACGGTATTGTACCTTTTAAATTGATGAGAAAAATTGACAGATTCAAAAACAGAGATAAGTATGTGGATCAGAAATTTATCAAGTCAATTACATATTCACATGATGAAGAAGCGGTATGTATTAAGGTTTCAAATCCTGATGAGTTGTTTGTTACAAGGGATTATGTATTGACTCACAATACAACGATTCTTACCAAAATAGCAAACAATGCTTTCAATATGGGATTCAATGTTCTTCAAATCTTCTTTGAAGACAACCAAAAGATTATCCAAAGAAAGCACTTCACCTTGTGGACAGGACTTGCAAACTCTGAACTTCCTGCACACAAAGACGATGTGATGGAAAAAGTTAGAGAAATCCGAGAATCACAACCCAACAAGTTGATGCTCAGAAAACTACCATCTGACACTCTAACCATGAGTCATATCAAGAACTACATTCGTAAAATCAAATCTGAAGGTGTAACTATTGACCTTTTGGTTGTTGATTATATTGATTGTATTCTTCCTGACAAAAGTATGGCAGGGGCGGATGATTGGAAGAGTGAAGGATCGGTGATGAGAAAGTTTGAAGCGATGTGTACTGAGTTGGATATTGCGGGTTGGACTGCAACTCAAGGTAATAGATCGTCAATCTCTTCTGATGTTGTAACCACAGATCAGATGGGTGGATCAATTAAGAAGGCTCAAGTCGGACACGTGATTATTTCAATTGCGAAATCACTTCAACAAAAGGAGATGAACCTCGCTACAATCGCCATCACCAAATCTCGTATTGGTAGGGATGGTATTGTATTTGAGAATTGTAAATTCAATAACGAGTTATTGGACATTGACACTGAGCAGAGTGTTACTTTCTTGGGATTAGAAGAAAAGAAAGAAGAATCGGCAAAACAGCGTCAGAAAGAATTGATGGATAGAAGAAGACAACGAGAACAAACACTTTAATTTATACAAAAAAATGGAAAAAATCTTAACAGAAAATAAGAACAGATTTGTGCTGTTTCCAATTGAACACCACGATATTTGGGATTACTATAAAAAAGCAGAGTCCGTATTCTGGACCGCTGAAGAAATTGACCTCTCTTCCGATCTTATTGATTGGGAGAGACTCAATGACGGAGAAAAACACTTCGTTAAAAATGTTTTGGCATTCTTTGCCGCTTCGGATGGAATTGTAAACGAGAATCTCGCAGAGAACTTTGTAAGTGAAGTTCAATATACGGAAGCGAAATTCTTCTACGGATTTCAGATTATGATGGAAAACATCCATTCTGAGACCTATTCATTGTTGATAGACACTTATATCAAAGACAAAGAAGAACAAAACTATTTGTTCAATGCAATTGACACCATTCCTGCGGTTCAAAAGAAAGCGCAATGGGCTCTAAAGTGGATCGGGTCCGAGTCATTTATTGAACGATTGATTGCCTTTGCGGCGGTTGAAGGGATCTTCTTTTCAGGATCATTCTGTTCAATTTTCTGGCTCAAGAAAAGAGGTTTGATGCCGGGTCTTTCATTTAGTAACGAACTTATCTCACGAGATGAAGGGTTACATTGTGACTTTGCGGTTCACCTTTACAACAACCATATTGAAAACAAATTGACAAGAGACCGGATTATGGAAATCATCGGTTCGGCTCTTGAAATTGAAAAAGAGTTCATCACCGAATCACTTCCTGTTGATTTGATCGGAATGAACAAAGACTTGATGAAACAATATCTTGAATATGTTGCGGATCGTTTGCTAGTTGATCTTGGGGTTGGAAAAGTTTATAATTCTGAAAATCCTTTTGATTTCATGCAAAATATCGCAATGGAAAATAAAACCAACTTCTTTGAGAAAAGAGTTTCCGACTATTCCAAAGCTGCGGTGGGTGTGAACGAAGGAAAATCATTCTCAACAGACGAAGACTTCTAAATTATTAAAACAATGTATGTAACAAAACGAAACGGAGAAAAAGAACCTGTAAAATTTGATAAGGTAGTTCTCAGAATTAAAAAGCAAACCTATGATCTGAATACAGATTATGTTGATCCGATTAGTGTATCGAAGAAGGTAATTGCGGGAATTTATGATGGAGTAACAACGGATCAATTGGATAAGTTGGCGGCTGAAACGGCGGCATCAATGATTCCGATTCACCCTGACTATTCATTCTTGGCTTCAAGAATTGCGATTACTTCACTATACAAACACGTACCCAAAGAGTTCACTACGGTTGCTAAAAATCTATACGACTATATCAATCCTAAGACAGGTGAAAGGGCGGGTATGATTTCCGATGAAACCTATGCAGTTATTAAAAAACACGGAAAGGAATTAAATGCGATGATCGTTCACGATCGTGACTTTGAGTTTGATTTCTTTGGTTTTAAGACTTTGGAAAAATCATATCTTTTGAAAGTAGATGGTAATGTTGCTGAAACACCACAACACCTTTATATGAGGGTCGCCGTTGGTATTTGGGGTAATAACTTGGAGATGGTACAAAAGACATACGATATGTTGTCACAGGGTCTCTTTACCCACGCCACCCCCACCCTCTTCAATGCTGGTACGACCCGTCCACAACTTTCTTCTTGTTTCCTTTTGGATGTTGATGATGACTCAATACCTGGTATTTACAAGACCCTCTCTGATTGTGCACTTATTTCACAATCTGCAGGTGGTATTGGTATTAACATCCATAAAATCCGTTCAAAGGGTTCGTATATTAAGGGAACCAACGGAACATCTAACGGAATCATCCCGATGCTCCGTGTCTTTAACGAAACTGCAAGATATGTTGATCAGGGGGGTGGAAAAAGAAAAGGTTCAATTGCCATCTATTTGGAGCCGTGGCACGCTGACATCTTTGAATTCCTTGATTTGAGAAAAAATCACGGTAAAGAAGAACTCAGGGCTCGTGATTTGTTCCTTGCTCTTTGGACACCCGACCTTTTTATGAAGAGGGTTAACGAAGATGGTGATTGGACATTGTTTTCACCTAATGAAGTTCCAGGTCTTATTGACGCATATGATGATGAGAACGATCTTAAGTTCACCCGTCTTTATGAACAATATGAAAGTGAGGGTAAAGGACTCAAAACTGTAAAAGCAAGACTTCTTTGGGAAAAAATCCTTGATTCGCAGATTGAAACAGGAACTCCATATATGCTTTATAAGGATGCTGCGAACAAAAAGACGAATCAGAAAAATCTTGGAACGATTAAGTCTTCCAACCTGTGTACCGAAATTCTTGAATATACGGACAAGAACGAAACAGCAGTTTGTAACTTGGCATCTATCGCTCTTCCCAAGATGGTGGAAATTCCTACTGGTAAAGTTAGGAGCCGTAATAAGAGATTCAGAACTTTTGACTTTGATAAGTTGTACGAAGTTACTTACCAAGCGACCATTAACCTCAATCAGGTGATTGATATTAACTACTACCCAACACCTGAGACCAAAACATCCAATATGAAACATCGTCCTATTGGATTGGGTGTTCAAGGATTGGCTGACACATTTGCTATGTTGGGTTATGCGTTTGAATCCGATGAAGCGAAGACCCTCAACAAGGAAATCTTTGAAACGATGTATTATGCGGCGTTGTCGGCGTCTAATGACTTGGCAATTCAACACGGATCATATGAATCATTCAAAGGATCACCGGCTTCAAAAGGTATTTTACAATTTGATATGTGGAATATTAATGAAGGTGATGATCTGTCAGGAAGATGGGATTGGAACAAGTTGAAGACATCGATTGTTGAAAAAGGATTGAGAAACTCATTATTGTTGGCACCGATGCCAACCGCATCTACCGCACAGATTCTTGGAAACAACGAATGTTTTGAACCCTTTACCTCAAACTTGTACAAAAGAAACACCCTTTCAGGTGAATATGTTGTAATCAACAAATATCTTGTGGAGGACTTGGTTGATCT